CCAACTATAACACATAGTAATAAAACGATAACTGTAATTATCTTTTGTCGCAACACTTGTTTATCATATATCTCTTTCTGCCTACGCTTGCGTATATCCCCTTCCATTTTAAGAAGTTCGTTCCATGCATTAACACCATGTCTAAACTTAATAAACTGTTGGAGTTCATATCGCTGTTCTTCAAGCTGTTTCTTAGCAGTCAAAGCTTCAACAGCTTCTTGTTCGATACTACCTCTGCGTGTAAGTTTAGTAATGAAAGAGGGATTCTTAGCTCTTTTCTGTGCGTTCTCGATATCTGATGCGGCACTCATCCATTTGGATAAGTCATTACCCATACTCTGGATATCTTTGCCAACTTGGAAAGCTCTTTTTAACCCATTAAAAGCTGTGTTTGCTGTAGCAACAGCCGCACTAATTGTTAATGGGTCGAGCATACATCTTAACTCGGCTTAGTAGGAAAAGTAACAGAAGACATATCTAGCGACCCATCGGCTGATAGCTTTGGTGATGCACTAGCTGGTAAATCTCTAAGCTGTTGTCTATAGGTCTTCCAGTTATCGGCAAGAGTTACATCACTGTTTGCCATCCAGTCTGTCTCAGCAAGCAATCTATCTCTTTCAACTCTAAGCAATCGCATAGGCTCTGCATTGATAAGCTCTGTCTTTTTATCAGAAACCGCTTTCCATGTAGTTCCAAAGTCCTTTGGGTCTGCACTTTCGATGGCTGAACCATTTGCATCTGCTCCAGTTACTTTTCGAAACATAGCGTTAAACTCTGCTTCAGTTGTAGGCTCACCTCTGAGTACCCATTCTGTAATCCCTAAACTTGATATTGCTTGTGATATTGTTGTCATTGTGCTATCTCCATCATTGTGATTGTTGAACTTGTGCTTCTTGCATTTATAGATAATGAATTGCCAGTTCTTGCCGCTGTTTGTACTTTATATGTAATTTCACTCGTTGTTGATGGGCTATCAAGAAATTGCAAAGTGTCATAAGTTCCTACTTCCATATTGTGATTTGAGCCAACATGAAATCCCATTCCATGCATCAAAGAATTAGATGCTGTGTGGTCATTAAATATTGCTGTTGTTGTTCCTCCAACAACCCTTACTAATCTTGATGCAAACCATACATAAGTAGTATTTGTTTCCTCACAGACCATAGAAGTAGTTGCCCACACCATTATTTTACTGGTAGAAACCTTTGGCGTAATAGTAGCACTTATACTATCTGTATAGGTTGTTGTTGTGTGTGCTGTTGTAGCTGTAATAACAGATGATTGTGTTTGTACGATGTAACCAGCTGGCATAGCCACCGTTCCAGCCGTTGTTTTACCCTGTATTGTATCGACTTTGAGTGTACTCATTGGGCAATCTCCTGTACTGTTAAAGTAGACGAACCAGTAGCATCTGAACTATTGTGACAACGATTTACATACATAACATAACTAGCATTATAAAAGTAAGTTCTTAATCTATAATTGACCTGTGATGTAGTTGAGGGTGAATCAAGAAACTGATAAGATTGAAGTTCTCTATCCCAACCGTAATCACTACTGCCAGTAAATGTCATAGTTGTTCCTTGATTGTATGCTACTGGATTAATAATAGTGTCTGATGAACTAACCTGTCTTACTAATTGAATAGTACATTGAGACCCAGCACTACGTCCAACAGCCACATGATATGTAACAAGTATTTTACTTGTGGAAAATTTAGGTGTTATGTCTACAGATAATCCTGTTACGTTAACAAAAGAGGTTGATGATGTTGAAAAAACATCTGTCTTAAGTGCTTGAACTGTTTGAATTACATGACCAGCTGGCATCTGCACAGTACCGCTTGCGGTCACTCCTTCGATTTTGTCGGTTTTTAATGTTGAGGTCATTATTTGCCCTCCAATGCTGTTACTTTAGCTTCAAGTGTTTTTACTTTAGCTGATAATTGTTGTATTGCTTTGATGCAAAGAGATACCATGTTGCCATAAGCAAGTGCATCTGGTTCACCATCATCATCGTATTGAACAAATTCTGTTAGCCCTGCATCATGCACTTCTTCTGCTATAAGACCACCAAAAATAATATCGCCATCATTATTACCTTTGTAAGTTACTGACCTTAGTTTTAGTAAATCATCTAGTCCATGTGTGGCATCATTTATAGTATTTTTATATTTACGAGATGAGGTTGACCTCTCCATTCTACCATCACTTGCTACATTTACGTTTGCACCACTACCAGTAGTAGAACTGTAAACATTAGGAACTCTAAATCTTCCTGCGTCATCTATAGTCAAACGAGATGTTGCTGAAGTTGCAAGTATAAGAGTGTCACTAGAGTGATTATATTGAACATATCCTCTGTAAACATCTGTTCCAGTTTGACCATCACCAAAAAGTATAGAAGATTGACCACTTGTTCCTGCCGTAAATGCAATCTCTGAATTAGCACTTGTGTTTTCTATGTGAAGTTGACGTAAAGGTGCAGAAGTTCCTATTCCTAATGCAGTACCATGAGATGCCGTTTCTTTTATCGTCATAACATCTGAACCAGCAATTTTTACCTTAACTTCATCATTTGTTGTTAAATTTAACCCACTATCATTATCGCCAGTTTGATTGACTATTTCATCTACTTCTATTTTGCTCATACTACCACCAATATCCCTGACACAGTTACTGTTGCAGTACTGCCAATCGTTATCGGCCCAGCAACAACAGCATTATTCGTTGCGTCTATTGTAAATGAATTATTTATTGTGTTTTCTACTTGGCGAATAACTGGCTCATAGCTAGTGCCATCCGCTTGTTTTCCTAAATCATATTCAGACATTAGGTTATCTCCATTATCGACATAGTGACCGATACTTTGTCAGCGACCGAACAATCTATCTCTATTCCATCGCCAGTTTCTAAAACAACCTTACCACCAGCTAACATATTCTTGCTCTGTCCTACAGCAATAGGAACATCTTTGGCTAAAAATGTTGTTGTGTTGGTTGCTGTTCGACCACCACCAGATGTTGTTGACGTTAATTTTACTGATGCCGTTACTTGTGCAGTATGAACATTGGCTAGCATCAAACCAATAACTACAGTTGTTGTACTTCCAGGTGTAGTATACAAGTCCTCTGGCGTACCAGCAGATGCTGGCATGACATCGTGACTAACTACCTTAAATGTATTTGCCATATTATTTCTCCTTTATCCCAAAGCTATAGCCAATGCAACACTATTCGCTTCAGCAGTTGCTTCGGTAGTTGCACCAATATCACTTAATAATTCTGACGCACTTCTACCCTCGATAGAAGTACCACTTACTCTCAAGAAATCATCATCAGCTACACCAGATGTAAACGTAGCAACATTACCATTTGATATTCCTGATGTTGGTATTTGAGAAGTAAGAGCTATTGTACCAGTAGTTGCTGGCATTGTAAGAGTAATGTTACCACTAAATGCAGAGTGAGCTGGTGCTTGAAGTTGTGCGTAATGAGCATTAGAACTTTCGCAGTAGAACCGAATATAAGATTGCGTGCCACCATTCTTCAAATCTATTGCACCAGTTGATATATCTACATTACCATCTATTCTAACAACACCAGCACCATTTGGTGTTATGGCTATGTTTCTATCACTTGATGATACAATACTATGCGTAACTACATCTAAGTTACCACCTAATTCTGGTGTACTATCTGATGATAAATTACCAAATGCACTTGCCGCTTCCCAGCCACCTGACTTATATACCTTCAATTGATTAGCTGTGGTATCAAATAACAAATCACCAACATCGAGAGAAGAGCTTGGTTCGGAGGATGCTACTCTGTATCGAGCTGCAAAGTCATTCACACTAGATAGATTCGTTGCAACAGAATTTACATTAGAAATATCAGTAGCAACAGTTGATATGTTTGATATAACACCTGATGCGTTGAGTGCCGCCATATGACCTACAACAGTAGATGTTCCTAAGTTTGCCATTGCGGTTACATTTGCAGATGTTCCAAGAAATCCCATATCCTCCACAACAGCAGATGTACCAAGTAATCCCATATCAGTAATTACAGCACTTGTTCCCAACAATGCCATAGCAGATATGTTGCTCGATGTAGCCAACAATCCCATATCTTCTATAACTGCTGACGTAGCAAGTAATCCCATGTCTTCTACCACAGCAGAAGTACCCAATAGATTAATAGATGTAGTTACATCAGCTAAACTTTGAACAGCAGTAATAGTTGGTCCAGCTTCTACTGCACCAGTTGTTGCATTAAATCCTAATACTGTACCGACTCTTGATGCTTTAAGAGGTAGCTCCATAGATGCAGCAGCATCTGAATCTTGCAATCTTATTGAACGTGAAATTGTATCATCAACATCAGCATCTATTGCTACTAATTTATCTAACTCTGTATTTAGAGAAGAGATATTAAATGCACCAGAAACTGGAAAGTCAGTTGTTCTTTCGAGTGCTATATCTCTAGTTATAACTACTGTTGAACCGCCACTTGCTCCTGTTACACTTATGGCTACTGCTCCTGTTGAACCATTTCCACCTGACACTGTGTAGTGAGTGGTGATTGTTTTTAACACATTGTCTACAAATACATTAAGGTCTGCTGCTGCAAAAAACTCAAAGTTTACTGTAAAAGAGGTCTGTGTTTGCCCTTGAGCAACTGAATACGACACTCTTGGTGTATTATCTGATACTGATATGGTCATAACGAAACTCTACTTTCTTTTTTATGTTTAATCAAGTCGTTCATCTATTGCTGCTCCTAAGTCCCTAACATGAGATTTAATGTAAGGTAGTGAAAGAAAGGGTAATATCTTCATCAAATCACTAGCTCCATGACCAAAATCACCATTCAACATTTCCATAATAGATTTACCCATATCAAATGTATGACTTGGACCAGCTCCAAATAAACCAACTAATGAATCAGTAGCAGTATCTTGATACTTTGGACTTATAAATCCACCAGTTATATTCTCCCCTCGAACAGCTAATATTGTATGTAATGATTCATAAAACAAATCCATATAAATTGCTGCAACTCCAGAATATTCAAATGATTGCAACATCTTATCTTGCATACTCATCTCATCCCAAACATAATCAGGCTTTCTTAAACTCAAAGACCAGTAAGCCAAGCCAACTCCAATAAGAGGTGCCATAACTCTACTCTTTAATGCACCCTGAGTAAGAGAAGCTGTCACTTTATTCACAGCAGCAAAAGAATAAGAAAAGAATTGGAAAGGCATGCCAAGTAAAGGCACATCAAACTTAACATAACCAGGGTAGTCAGCACTCTCTTTAAATAATCCACCTAATCCAGCTTTGTTTACTGTAGAAGTTCGCAAGAAAACTAAACCATCTACAAGTTTTGGTTTATCTGCTGGTGTTCCCATCAGAATTGTATTCAAAACACCACTTGCAACACTTGCTCTAAAGTCATCTCTAAATGAAATATCTTTCCAATTGTCAGTATTTGCTAACCAAAGACCACTAGCATCATCTTTAGACTTTGTAATCGTTCCATCATCAACAAGACCTTCAATCTTCTTAGCTTCTTTCTTTCCAATATTGTATCTCAAAAGATACTCAACCTCGAACTGGCTTGCTTTGCCATACTTCTTTGGATTCGACACTTTTAGAGCAGAGTTAATATAATGGTCTATTCTCAATACACCATCTAATCTTTTTAATGCTGTGGTAACTACAGTTAAACCATTGAGGATATAAAAAGCATTCTTTGACTTATCAAATAAATGGTCACTCATAGAGTTAAATGACATCTCATTTACAAATCTTTGATGACTTGTGCCTAATGTGAGGTCAATTGCTTCACCAGCTTTTGCCACTTCTTTAATTGCTGCTCTTACTTGTGGATTAAAGAATGCTTCAAACAGACCAAACATTGTTTTACCTACACCATGATTCATCATGATTACAGAAGGTTCAGCCATAGTTGAGAAAACAACACCACCTAGATAGCTAAGCTGTGCAAAAGTTCGAGAAAGATTTACAAGATACTTATCCCATCTATATGGATTATCATGCAACCTATTCGTAACAACCCTGTCATACATATACCTTACTTGAAGAAAATGTTTCTCTGCATCCGCAACATCTAATCCTTTATCAAAAGCTTCCTCAAAAATATCATCTTGAATATCATCTATTGTTTTAAATGTTCCAAACTCTCTCTTAAACTCAACCATACCAGAAGTTTGCTGGACATACTTTTTGTAAACTGCAAATGGGTCAGTATGTATAAACTTAATTAATCTACTATTTGGTATATCAAGAACCCTACTCTTTAAATGCTTTGATATACCAGCACCTACAAATATTTCTTCAACTTTGTCTTCTTGCTCAAGTAATATTTTCTGAGTTGTTTCTTTTGCTAGTTTACTAGCATCATCCCTTGTTAATGTACCTGATGTTCTTTTTCCATCGTCTGTCACTCGATATGTCGTTTTCATTAATTCAGTAGTGAGGAGTTCTTCAAACTCTTCTCTGTTTGCTCGAATCATATCTATGTTAAAGTTTCTTGGAAAAAAGTTTTCATCGAAGTAGTTTTCTCCAGATTTTTGCATATTTTTTATATCATCTAATCTGGCAAGAACTTCATTTAGGTTATCTGTTTTTAGTTTTATTGTTTTAGCATAGCTTTCATCCCACTTCTTTCTGCGTTTGATATGGAATTCTTGTTTAGCTCTGCCCTCTTTAGTGTATTTTATTTGTTTTCCATCTTTCTCAAAGAAACCTCTTTTTAAATCAGCTTCCATTTGTTTTATTTTTTCTAAGTTTTCATTCTTTTTTGCAACTCTTGCATCAATATCTTGTCGTAATCTAAATGGTTTACCTCTTTCAAAGTTAGCTCCACCTAGTAAACCTACTGCTTCTTTTTCTATCTTTTCTTTTTTAAAAGTTTTAATCATATACTGTATAGCTGCGTTTTCCATATCAGTATCACCAGCTTCACCTGTTATGTATCTAACAGTTATGTCATGAAAAAACTCTCTTTCTGTTTTCTGAACACCACCAGCCATTAATCTTCTTGGTGTTTGGTAGAGCTTTTGCCATTCAACTTGTTCCATAGAAAATAAATTTTGAGAAGAACGTAATGGTGACATACCAACTGATTCTAAATAAAAACTTCTCATCTTAATTGTAAAATCATAAAGCTTTGCCATGTGCTTTGCTTTATTCTGATGAACACTATTACCCAGCTTAAATCCACGCTTTATAAGTTCGAGATTCAATCCGCTATCAAAACCAAGCTTAAGAATATAATACTTAGATATTGCTGTTGCTGTGCTATCAGTAAGTAAATCCTTTATAGGATTAAAAATAAACTGAAACAAAGGACTCTTAATATAGATGTTTTCAGCAAACTTAAATCCTTCATTAAATTTATCTAAAGACTTTCTTCTGAAACGAATAGCTTTACTGTTATCAGTAGCTCTTATTTCTAATTCTGATATTCTATTTTCAACTGCTGCTTGAGCATCTTCAAGCTCAACAAGTCTTCTACCAGTTTTATCTCTTTTTGCATATCCACGTAACTGTTCAACATGAATAGCATCAGAAGGATTATACTTTTCGTTTTTATTTACACCAAACTTCTCTACTTTATTTGTATTAGGATTAAAGACTCCTTCTTCTTTTAACTTATCTAAAAACTCTCTGAACTCAGGTGTATTTAACTTTGCTATTTCTTTACCTATCTTTACTGCTTCTTGTTCAAGAATAGGAATCTGTTTATCATAAGCATTTTTATTACTTATAAGCTGGTCACGGTCTGCAAGTGCTTCAATCTTTTTGGTATCATATACCTCATCACCAACTTTAAATTGTTTTATCTTACCTTCAGCTAATCTTTTGGAATCTTTGAATATTTTTGATTGTTGAGTTTGTTTATTTTCAAAAGCTTGTGTTTGTAAGTACTCTACTTCTTTTGTTACTCGAGCTGCATAATCATCAACAGTATCACCAACTTGTGATGCAAGTTTAGAAAGAGCATTCTTATCTTTTAAAACTTTTTGTCTTAACTTAATACCAGTAAGTATTTCAGCTCCTTCTGAAATTACATCATCAACTTGTGCTTTTGAATATGGCACTAATACGTCTTCAATAAATCTATCAGAAGTTGGTTTAATATTTGTTCTACCAGTACTTCTTATCTGGGCTTCTTTAATAGAATGCGTTGCTTCATCTGTATGCTTATTATTAAAAGCAACAGATTTAGAAAAGTTATCAGAATTATTTCTAAGTCTTCTTGCTGCTACTGTAGCTGGCAAACCAAGAACACCTCCAAGTATACCACCAAAAACAGTTGCTGCACCAATACTCATTCCAACTTCACCAGGGGTTGCAAGAGGGTCAAAAGGATACCGAGTCATTTCTTGAGCAGCTACAATAACTCCAGTTCCAGCACCAACTCTCACAGCAGACCGAGCAAGACCAACAGTTGGGCCGCCAAAAGGTAATGCAATAAAATTAATAGGGTCTAAGAATGCTGCTCCTAAATTCTGCCAGAAACCACCCATTCTAATTACTTCTCGTCTTGCTATATTCTCATCAAGAACTCTTTTCTTAAATTCAAAATGGTCAAGATTCTTTGAGTCAGCAAAATACAATGCATGTTCTTCATAGCCACGAATAAGCTCTTTATCGAAAGGATTAAAGTTTGGGTCAAACTGTACCTCTTCTTTATCTTTATATTCTTGCAGTTGTTTAAACGTATCAATATCTTGCTCATCAGCTCCAATATTTAACATCCCCCCATACTGAGTTCTGTTTTGACCAATCAAACCCATGTAATACATAAAAGGTCTAGCATACCCTTTTGTATTAAACTCTAAGTCTTCTCTAAATGCTTCGTATTGTGAATCATAATTATGACCAAACATTGCTTGAGTTGATTCCCAAAATGTAGGACGTAATTGTTCAGTAGGTAAAAATCCCTCAACATCAACCATGCCAGATGGCAAATAACTATTATCTATAAGAAAATCAGTTTTCTCAGTCATTCATTACTTCTTCTCTTTTATCAACTCCTGATTGAATTTTATTCCTAAATATCTCTTCGTACACACCATCTTTATCAAAAGCAGCAGAAAGACTTCCAAGAGAAAATACAAATGGTATTGTATCTCCTTTTGTATTTGTAACCATTACTGGTGCAAGACTTTCATTCTTAGTTACTCTCATTGCTTGATAGATTATTTCATTTGCCATAGCAGTTTCATAAGCAACAAGAACCACTTTGCCAATACCCTTGTCCTTTAAATCTTCTGCTAATCTTCTTTTAAATATCTCTTGACTTATATCTTGTCCAGACTTCAATTCACCAGCAAATTCAGAAGCAAGTCTATCACCCTCCATGTAGTATGCTAAGTTAGGGTCTTTCTCCATACCAGAATATATTTCATCAGTAGGAATATTCTGTCTTGAGAACTGAAACTTTTTCAAGAAAGTATCTGTTTGTGTAGCATCAAAATCAAAATACAAATCATCAGGCAATCTATCATTCACATAATCAACAAGAGCATAGTATCTTTCTTCTCCTAAATGTAGGGCTGGATGCAATCTTGTATGTGTTGTTGAGAGGGTGTGCATATTGGTAAAGTCTAATACATTACCCTTGCTTTCAACGTAGTTTGTTTCCATGTATTCTGTGAGTAATTCTTTGTATTGATTATAGTATTGCTTCAGTCCCTTCTTATCATTTCGTAATTGTGAATCCATCATTGCAGTCACAAAAAAGTTTTCTGTTATATCTATAATTTCTTGAGGTGGTTGAAATAGAGATAATGCATTTTTATTGTCACTTGCTGGACCAAATATCTCTGTACTGTTAATTAAATCTTTTACTATTATCTCTCTATTTGCATTGCTAGGTTCATATAAAGTTTTTATCTTTAGCTGCTTCATTAATATTCCTAATGCATCATTGATATCGTCATTGCTTATCTGACTATAACCATTAAGGATATCCGAATAAGGAAAATCAGTTGGGACTTCTACTGCTGTTTCTTCAAGTGGATGTCCTGTATTTGCATTATCAATAAGACCAAATGCCTGTTGATTACCACCAGCTCTAAATTTAAGAATAGCATTTATAGAAGATAACTCTCTAAATGAATCATTAATATTTTTGAAACCATAGTTGCCAGCAAACTTATTTGTACCTTTGTATCCTATAACAGAAAGCTTTCTACCATCTGGACCGGGCTGATTCATTAAGTTCATTCTATGAGTATCTAATACTTTTAATGTTTTCTCATCTGCTCCACCCATCATATTATACAAATCAACAAATTGATGTGGTAAGTATCCTTGTTTTATAAAGCCATACATAAGTTGTCTAACTGGATTGAGCTCAAGACTTTCTTCAGATGAATAGAAGTCTTTCATGTTTTCTTGAATGGTTTTATTCTTATCAATTAAACCTAAATTATTTTCTTCACTATATATTTTAAGTTCATTAAAGAGTAAATCATCAACCATCTTTGAAGCTTTTTCATCTCTCTTTGCTGAATGCCTTAACACAGCATTAGCATCATTTTGATAATTTAATATTTCTTGTTTATTAGATTGCTCATTTACGGCAAGGGCTAATATCTGTGATATACCAGTTGTAAGATTAGTTCGTACATCATCAAGCTGTATATCATCTCTATTATAATATTTATCATATTCAGCTAAATATTTTTCATTTATCTTTTCTCTTAATTTATCTGCTGGGTTGCGAATAAAGTTAAGAAACTGTTTTAGGTCATCTAGTTTTTCACTATTTAATACAGCCAAGCCTTGTTCTGTCTTTACATTAGGTTCAAGAGCAACAAGTTGTGCAACATTTGATGTAATTATTTGATTGATTCTCTGTCCTAATACTTTTTCTAATGCATTCTTGTCACTAATAACTATTTGTCCAACATTCTTACCACCACTTTTTGTAGCCCAGCTTGAAAACCTATCTATAAAATTATCTATATCTTTTACTGCTTGTTCAACATCCTCTTCACTTTTTACATTTCTTGTAATGTTATCTTTTATACTTTCCATCTCATAAGAATAATCAAGAAGCTCTTCTCGTTTCTCTTGTAGCTCTAATTCATTTGCTTTCTTATCAATGTTTCTTTGTATTGTTGATTCAATATTACTTTTATTTTGAAGATAACCAGACACTCTTCTGTTTATTACTTGCTTTCTTGCAGAATCAAGAATGTCAGTACTGTCCATTTGTTTCTTAAAATTAATAACTGCTTTTTTAGTAGATAAATCAAATGGAACTTCTTCTCCTCTTATATTAGGATAAAAGTTTAAATTATCTTCTCTACCATCTTCAAGATATCCAAGTATTTTACGCCATGCACCAGAAGGCAATGCCTTTCCTTCTGCATCAGATATTTGTAATATTTCATCACCTAATCTCACCACAGCAGCAGCAGCAAGTTGTGCTTTCTTTGACCTCATTTTTTCATCAGGAAAAGCTTTTGGATTATCTACACTTTGCTGTTCAAATTTTTTTGAAAGTGCATTTATTTTCTCAGCAGAAAAAGGTGTTTTCTTTGTGTCTTCAATATCTTGATTGACTATGCTAAGAACATTATTCTTTTCTAAGAATGAAGATGCAGTAGTTGTATCCGAACTTGTAAGTATATTTTTAGTAAGTTCTTTATATTTTGTAGAAAGCTTAAACAAACTTTCCATTTGCCAGCCTTCTGTTCCATTTAAAATCTCTCTAACATCTTGCAGTTTCTCAGGATTATTACGCAACTTATCTGAAATATAAGCTCCACTAGATTGGAAAAAAGCATTAATACCATCCACATCTTCTTTATCTAATCCATCTTCACTAAAAATATTTGCAAGATTTGTATTTAAATCAAGATTCTCTATACGTCTTTGATACTTTTCTGTAAGCCCTAGCTCTCTTGCTTTTGAAAATGTGTTCTCTAAAAGTTGAGAAGATTGAACTACATTTTCCATTTGCAATCTAATTGATGCTTGTAGCTCTGGGTCACCAGCAGCTTTTGCATATTTAGAAGCAAGGTCTACCATTTCCTCTTCAATCATACGCATACTAGCTATGTTTGAGGATGTTCTTAAATTAGCTTGGATATTTGTCTTACCAAGTTGGAGTGTATCTATTCCATCATTGCGGATAATGTCTTTAAATTCTGCTGGAGAGTTATCTACTAATGTATCAACATATTGACCAAATACATTTGCATATAGCTCATCTCCACCAACAGTATCTTTATATTTTAATGCTAGTTCTTTATGCTTTATCTCTATATCTTTCTGGATACTTCGCATAAACTTTTTATTTGCTAATGTTTTAAATGCTCTTTGTGCATTTGTTCCTAAGTCTTGAAACTCTTTTGTATCGTATGCTTCAAAATCACCATCAGCATTTAATGTATAGAACTTTTCCATAGGCATTGTTCTTGCAGCTTTTTCACCAGCTTCAGTTGATGCCAACTTCATTTCCTTCAATGCTATATCACTTAGCTTTTGAGCTTCTGCTGCTACACCAAGAAGTGATTGCTCCACAGCATTAGTACGTTGAATAACACCAATAGGTTTATTATTAAATGTAAGTTTTTGTTGTTTTAAATTTATAACCATTATGCTTTATATGTTTTATAATCATGAAATGCTTTAATGCCAGATGAAACAGCTCGTAAATATAGATATTGTGATTTTGCTTCACCCTCTATTCTAACTTGCTCTGCTTGTCTTCTATATTTGTCATCAGTAAATAAAGCTTGCCTATCTAATCGAACAATATCTTTACCTACAGTTTTTTCTTGTTTCTTTTGAAATGCTCTAAAGCTTCTATCAAGACCAATATCTCTACCAGTTGCACCACCTAACAAAGCTTCATTCTTATTCACATCATCGAAATAAGCATCCATTCTATCATTATGCTTTTGTAAATACATAATCTCATTACGTTTTTTATCTTCTTCAATCTCTCTTGCTCTTGAGTCTGCTTGTTGTCTTGCTGCGTTTGCTGCCGATGCTGTTGCCATAACGCTTACTAAAGACCCAGCTAATTGTAAAAATGGTAAAAATGGCATTAGAAAGCTACCTCCGCTACTATTGAATTAATCTGTAATGCCAATGGTGCATTCTGTGTAATAGTTATTTGTGGGTCACGACCAAATCCCAACAATCTAAACTCTTGCTTACCAGTTACTGCATTTCTTGGCTGGCTCATATCATCAGTTACCTGACGTATAATTAAATTAGTATTATTTACAGTAACAGAAAGAGTATTGTTCAAATCAAGAACAACTCGTTGTACTGTCCTAAACTCTCCAGTTAAAGGTCCATCTGCAACTACTGCATCTATTGGATTTGTTTTCAAGGTAACATCAAACTTTAGACCTATCTCTACTGAAGATATAGAAGAGTCTACTGACGATACGTCCACATTACCACCAGACACAGTAAAACTCCCAAGATAAAAAGTCCCATTGACCACATCAACCACAGCTCCGTTTGCGAAATCGGAACTAACGCTGAAGACCCCATTAGTACCAGAATAAGTTTTAGCCAAATCAGTATTAAAAGTATTGCTAAACTCACAAAGAAAATATTTGTTAGTGCCGTCACCTTTATCAAATTTAACAACTGCATAAACACGAGTATCAATTACACAGACTGAATGGAATGAACCTTGACTTGTAAATTGTGTCCATCCAGCTCTTTGCTCCACTCTATTAGAATTAAACACAGCTATACTACCATCAGCATCAACAATAAATAAATAGTTTTCTGCACGACCTATTGCACCAGAAAGCATAGCCATTTGTATTGGTGTGTTTATTAAATGACTTGATAAAGTTGATATGGGTTGACCAGTATATCCTTTCACAGCATCAGAAAATATAAACTCTCGCACCATAGAGCCTGATGAATCTACAAATACTGTTGCTCCATCATATAGGTAAGGTCGGAGAAAAGAAGAACCAAATGATGTCTGCCGTTCTATTGATGCGTTAGTTGGTGTGGTAACTGCACCTTGTAATGCTGGAACTATAAACTCATCTGTTGATGTAAATACATGTAAATCTTTATTTGATATTATATGACGGATAGTATTGATATCACCAATACTTGCTGTCAAATCAAGTGCATCATTATCTGCTGCTTCTCCTACATCAAAATTAAAAAACGTACCAGTCTTACTTCCCCATAATCCATCAGGTTGTCCAAGCGTTCCACCATACCATAAACGATTCTGATGAAAGGCTACTGCTGCTGGGAAACCACGCAATGCAGAGTACGACTGCTCAGACCATTCTGTAACTGGTGCATGTGTTTCAAGTGTAGGTGTGCCACCACCAGCAGTTGCTGATGTTGCGTTTGCTCCAGCAGTAAATGTAAATGTATTGTCATCTATAACTTCAGAAACTGTTCTTGCACCATTAAGATTTGACCTTGCTATCCCACCAACAGCAGAAGCATTATCTACTGTAAAGGCTGCACTTGCTGCCAATCCATGATTAAGTAATGTAACCTCTACAGTTCCAACACCCTCACTTGTTCTAAATGAATCTACTTTTAATCTTCTTTTTAAATTACCAAATACTGTGCCAGTTGCTTGTGTTGCAGATTGCACAGAAGTAATTTTAAACTCTGAATCATTGTATCTAAAGTTAATACCAACATGTAATGAGTCAGGATAATCTCCACCAGATTGTGAACCAGTAGTATCCCAGTAAGCAGAACTTGTAGTAAAGGTAACACCACTACCACTTGTTGCACTTGGGTCAAGAGTTACACCAGGGGTTTGAAAACTAAAGTATGGTTGATGCACTATTGTATTTGCTGAGTTTTGGTCGAATGTATATGTTTCAACAGCAAAAGAAGTAAGTCCTGTTCGTACAAGTTTTCTTACCATAAATGTTTGGTGAGCAATAAACATTGTATCACCTGACTGTGCATAGGTAACTTCATGAATATTATCGTGTGTAAATGGTAATGCTGCACTACTACTATCTTGTGTAATAGTTGTTGCAAGCGTTACATTAAAAGATGTATCTACTCTAAACACTCTTATCTTTAGATTTTCTAGAGAGATGATATATCGTTCATCATCGGAAAATATGTAAGGTATTATTCTATGCTGTTGAGTTTTAGAAGTATCAACAGTCGTATCAAACTCATATATATTACTAAGACCAGCTCGTTTTATAACTCCACCTTCAGCTCTAAGAAAAAAGTTCTCTACCTTTTGTGCGGAGCTAGAATATACTTTCGAATCTGTTCTTGATATAAGTGACGGACTAACTTCACCAAACTGAAAGTTGGATAAAGGAACTCTTAGCTTTCTCATTCCTATCTCCTATTCTGAACAAAACGACCAGTTATAAGTTTTCTTGATGTTTGTTGTTGTGAGTCTACACTTCTTGCTTTTCTCATAGCAGCATCAGCTAATGTTGCCATTGTTTGTGTAAGAGAACCATCTCTTGCTATAGATGTTGCAAATACTTGTGCCAATCCATAAGCAACTGCCATCACAAAATAGCTTGGAAAAAATTCTTCTGTTTGTCTAAATGTATAATCAGCTACAACTGTATCTGTTGTAGTTGTATCAGCATATATCATATCGCCATATATTTGATATTCTATTGGATTGTCATTAACTGTTATTGCGTGAACAATTAGTGTGTCATTAGGTTGTTGATATGCTAAATCAAATCGTGCTGTTGGTGCATCAGTTAATCTATTCAAAGCTTCTTGATTTGTTGCAAATCTCCATCGAGCATTTGTCAGAGATGTTTGAACTACATCTTCATAAATATTTGCAGCAACTCTTGCTTCTGTTGTTCCATCATCAAAAGATGTAATGGGTTCTGCTCCAATAAAGATTAAACCTCTATTACAAATGTCGATTGCTGTATCTGATTTGGTACTGACTACTGCCATATTAGAGTAGGGGGATTTCTCCCCCTATCCTTAATCACTATCTGCGGTACTTAAATCAGAACCATCACCACAGTCAATAGCTGTAGCAGATACGGATTTAACAACAGTTGCAGATAAAGTTTTATGTGTTGAATTAGCGTCACATATTAGTATGACATCACCCTCGTTCATCATGCCAAGAGCAGATTGACCATTCAACTCACCACCAGTAGCATCGGCAGTTGAAAAATAGTTTGCTGCTCTCACAACAGATAACGCATCATTAGATGTATAATACCAAAGGTTGACACCACTTCCACCAGCTAATCTGGTGAGTTTACTCATATCAAGAGCCATGATTACCCCCTATTAGTTATTATCTAAGACTTCATAGATACCATTGTCATCAATAACAACAGCACCCATTGACATCATAGATGTTGCAAGATGAGATGCTTTCTCAGGGATATAATTTATCTCTGTTGAAACATCAGAGTTTACGCCTAATCCTACAGCAGTAGTATGATAAGCCATATTCTTACCAGCAGTAATTGCAGAGGTAGAGAATATGTTGAAGCCTAGAAACTGCTTCATTGTCATACCACCAGCGAATGGTAGATTCTGCTCACCAACAAAGTCAGATGATGCAAACTCATTAATTAAGAATAAGTCTGCAAATCCCTTTGGGTGCATAGCAAGATAACGACCACCATCCTCAGGAATGTTTGCAGAACCAAAAGTTTCAAATAATGAAAGGAGGTCTGCTTTTTCAACAGCACTACTTGTGTCATGTATTTGAGTTGAGTTAGCTCCAGCATCCATTGCTGTATACAGGATATCGTCAGTTTTTCGACCAAGAGCTGCTGCTGCTGAAGTTGCAACTGCTTGTCTTTCGTCGATATTAGTTTTAAGTTCATCTAGTTTGTCGATATATTCGGCAGCATAGAAATCACTCATGGTTGCTTCCACAGTTGTATGTGTTAGCTCCATAGGTGTTACCATACCATTTCTCGATTTAGTAGATGCAGTACCAGTTCCAATCTTTTGAAAACGAACTACGTTTCCAGCTACATTGCCAACAGTACGCACAGTATTCCGTAGTTTAGAACCCATACGCTGATATGCCATGTGAACATCAGACTCGAACTGTTTAATAAAGGCTGTATCAATTGTATTTGCCATTATTCAGCTCCATTGTTAAGTTTCAATTACGTCGCTGATTGTCCGTTTTGCACCTCAACATGATTGTCCACAAGGGGTCACTTAGTGCATAGTGGGTCTTGACTTACTAATTCTTTGCTCAAAATTATCTAAATTGCAATAGAAAAGTTTAATGAAGGGTACAGAATCGAAATAATATGGGTCTTCTTCTTGATTAAATCCCATACTTTCTAACCATTTTATTGTTTGTATCTGGTCTTGTGGCACAAAATTTTCTACAAAATCATAGTCTATTTTAAGAAATGACAGTATTAATTTGCTATGTTTAAAGATAGAAAGCCAATGTTTATCTACAGTATTAGTACCAAGAAACCATATTCTCCCAACATGCATAACATCATCAAGAGGTGTAACTCCACACATAGCAATAGGTATGCCTTTATGTGTAATGGTAAATCCCTTTGCACCGTCTTCCATAAAAGGAACAGCTAGTGCCATCTCTGGAGATGCACCAACTAATGCACATTCTCGAACATCAGATAATCTTAGATTATTAACAAGATGGTCTACATCAGAAAGTTTACATGGTCTGAACTCAAACTGCCCTTTCTGAATGTATGTCATTTATTAAATAGTTTTTGGAAACCTTCTTCTACTTGACGAACATAGTTTGGGTCACGCTTTGTCATGCTCCAATATCTTTCATCTTTCATCATCTCTCTTAGTCCAGCTTCATTTTGTTGACCAGTAGGTGAAGCATCACCAATAGATGTGCTACCTTTCAAAGCATTAATAACAGTTTCCATAGCCTTAACACCTTCGGCTGTTGAACATAATGTTGCAATCTCAGCATGCTGTTCTGGTGTAAAGAACTTATTGGACCATAACTCTACTGCTTGGACTCTTTCTTTTGCATTGTCACCAAGTGTTTTCATTTCTGCTTCTGGGTCAGACATGCCAATATTCATTGCTTTTTTATACATTTCAATACCTTCAGCAAACTCATCTTGGCTATACCCATTTTCATACGATTGGTTAGCCCACCACTCAAGCAACTCATTACTTCTTGCTAACTCATCATCAATACCTTCTGGTAGAATATAGTCACCCTTTTTTTCAGGTCTGTCTTTATATGCTTCTGCTTCCAAGTCTTTCATTACTTGTGACTTTATATCATCTTCTTTCTGACTTAACTTACCTTCAAGTTGAGAGTAAGAGTTTGCCATATCTTCTGCTGATTTAAACTTCTCAGGCAACCAAGCTGGTCTTTCTCCCATAGACTCAACACTCTGTTCCTCTGTTGGTGCTGATTCACTTGTAGGAGTTGTAGGGGTTGTAGGGGTATTGTTTGTTTCTATTTGTTGTCCGACTGTTGTTTCACGTGAAACATTTTCTTCTGTTGTTTGTTCTTCACTCATTTTAATCCTCTCTTGCTACTTTATCACCATGTGCTATTCGTCTTTCAATAACACCTACAATAAACCTTGAACCCTCTGCATGTCTTAGAACTTCATCAGTTACTGCTGAACCATGAACTGCTTCAATAGTTATACTTCGTAAATATTTCAATACCTCTTTACCAACTGGTGAGTTAAATAAAGCATGCATATTAAGGCTTATAGTATCCTCATCATCCTTGCTTCTTGGATATCCGTCAAATCTACTTGAGATTGCTTTTGTTTCATTCTGCAGCGATTTGTTCATTTGGTGCTTCCTCCATTCCTTGACCCATAGCTTGTTGTGGTTGTTGCATTTGTTGTTGTGCCATCTGTTGAGCAGCAGCAACTATTTGTTGTCGTTCAGCAACATCTCTTATTAGCGTATCAGGAACACCAAACTTCTTAGCTAAATGTGCAGCAGTCTGTTCACTATTAACCAAAAGATTAACTACTTGTGGACCGAATGCTCCTCCAACTAATTCTAACCATCTTGCTATAGCAGATATATCTGAGTTTGCTTGTGCCTGTGCTAATGGTGATATTGATTTAACTTTTATTTGTCTGCCATTTAATGTTGGCAGTTCTATACGACCTTGTTTCTTTAGTATATGTACTACGCGAGCAAGAACTGGTTGCACCATTTCAGCTTGCAATCTTCCAAAAGCAGAACCCATACGCCTACTTAGGTCTGCCATTCTTTCTGCAACTTCAGTTGCACTTGCTGGTGTTCTATCTGGATTACCAAGCATATCGTTATACAATGCTTTCTTTATATTATTACGCATGTCACTCAAAATAAAATTTGTAAAGTTCAAATCACCAGCTTGTCGAATAGGTTGTAGTCCTTGAGAGTTTGGTGCTTTTGGTATAACAGTCCCTGGCACAAGATTAATTGTATCTGGATTTATAACACCATCATCATCCATTTGATATATACCAGCTATTGCCATAGCAGCATTCTCAAGAATATCTTTTACTGTAAGATTAGTAGTCTTGATTGCACTAAGTGCATTGAATAATGGACCTCTTCCATATACTTCACCAGAACATGTATTCCATCTAAAACATATATATGGATTACTACCAGTCCCACTTAATGCTTCTGACTTAAGAACTGTCTTGGTTGCTGTTTCAATACATACATATAAAAAAGCATCTTCATTTAATTTTGAATAATCTTTACAAACAACTTCTAATAGTTTTGTCTTTTGGTCTGGACTCGCCATCATTGAATTTTGTAACTCTTGTGGCAACTCAATATCAGGAAACAAAATATGTAAATCAGAATAGCGAACACTTCTTTCTCTATACACATGGTCAATATTATCATTCGGACCAACATCAAGAACTACATGCGGTAATGGTATAGCAGAAAAAGTAATTGGATTAATAGCATCCCCTTCAGAAACATAAAGCACACCAGTACCAACAGCCAAGTCCATAAATGATTCATGAACCTCTTGTGCAAAGTTTGAGTTCTGTAGTATCTCAAAAACAAACTCAGTTATTTCTTCAAGCTGATTGTTGATTGCATCTCGTTCTGATTCTGGTATTTCTGAGCCAGCAGTAAAATCAGCCCAACGAGCAAAGTTGGGGACAAGTCCTTGCTGGAGTCTTGATGCAAATTCTTGTACTCCAACGACAGCAGTTTCATCAAATATCTTTTCATCTCTACGTTCTCCTATGGTCTTAGATTTAAATGTTTCTCGCATAGGCATAGTAAATTCATAACAATCATCATAGACATCTTCAAAGTGCTGACGAATAGCTTTCGCCTTTTCAAACTTTTCCATATAATATTGAGCTAATGCTTTTGGTTCTGTTGGCATACCAATATGCATATTAGTACCTTCTCAATCCTGTAGGTGTTTGCTCTCTACCCTGTGAAAGAAAACCAGACCCCCCTGGGCTACTTGTAAATAATGAACCTCGACCAACTCTTCTTCTGAAGACTGTTCCTCCAGTATCGTAGAATAAACTTGTTTTGACTGGTGCAGACGTTTCAACTTCTTTTTCAAGAGCTTCTTGTCTGTTTTTTATTTTTACTTCTTCTTCTTCTTTTTTTGCTTGCTTTGTCTCTTCTCTAACCTCTTGTCTAGGTTCAGGAGTAGGACTGCCGCCACCACCAAAACACATATTTATCTCCTTAAGTCATTTCCAAAAAAGGTTCTAGTTCTACTAATACTAGGTCTTTTAAATAAATCAAAGCCTTTTCTTGCGTTGAATGCTTTCAAAGGTTTCTGTCCTGACATCAAACTTCTTCCCTCTCCAGCTCCCAGCATTAGATATTGCAAGGCATCATGAACATGAGAGAACATATTTTTTTCAGGTTTGTCTTCGTATCTTTCTCCTGACACTTGCATTCTCCTATAGCAGTAGCCAACTTGAAATCCTTTTATAAGTTGAGGACATCTTCTATCCATTAAGAAACCAGACTTTCCATCTACCATTTTTGTAAGTTGTGAAGAAACTGATTCAAGTCTAAGGTCTATGCTATTACTTGGAGCTGGCGTTGCTTTTAATCCAGCTCCTCTAAGAATCTGAAAAGGAGTTGACTCATCTGTTTGCGCCCTAAAATCCCCAGCTGGGTCTCCATAAATATACACATCAAGACTATTAAATCGTGTAGCAATCTCTTGTCTTAATAATTCTGCAAACCGAACTATACCCATATCAACAGCAACAATCTCAGACTGTATTAACCATCGACCTCGAACCTTCTGTGCAAACACAGCAGAAGGAGTAAGACCAAAATCAATTCCAATATATAAAGGAACACCAGCAGCAATAGGTATTTCCTCTTGTGCAATGTGTGTATCACTTACAAAATCTGGATAGACTGGCTTACCATCTTGAATCATACCTAAACGATTCATTACATAGACATCTATCCAACTCTTTGTTTTACCTCTTACAATATTTGGATAATAGCTTTGTAATATGTTCTTATTATTCTCAGCTTCAGAGGTTGGGGAATAAGATAATACTTCACCCTTTTCCCCAAGATTTTCTTTCATTGCTGGTGGCTGTGTAAAGAAACTCCAGTTATCAGGTTTGATTAACATCGTTGCTTGCTCTCTTGGAATATGGTCTGGTATGGGAACTTCACCTGACATTATTGCCCACCAGTGGTCTTCTTCTGGTGCGTTGGTATCACAGATAACACCTGACCAACTTGACCCTCCATCTCTCATACTTGGGAATCTACCAACACGCATAGTACACGCATCAAGAATACTTTTCGGAATCTCTCTAGCTTCATTTACCCATATACCAGTGAGTTCAAGAGAAAGAAGTTTCTTCACATCTTCTGGTCTATCAAGAGCAAGAAAGATAACCTCAAGGTCTAAATCATTCATTTGAATGTGGTGAGTGTAAGGAACAGACCAATGAAAGTTTCCCCACTCATTCTCTGGAAACCAATCAAGCCAAGTCTTTATTGTTGTAGTTCTAAGCTGTGGATTTGTATTTCTAATTATTGCCCAACGAGATTTACGAATCCCTTCTTTGTTCTGCTTCTGCTCTAATGCTCTTCGGAATACTTCAACACAACAAGCAACAGATTTACCAGAACCAACTGGACCTCGAATACCACGAAAAAAATTATTGTCCTTCATAAAATTTTTTAAGACTTCTCCATCAGGCTTGTAAGTAAAGTCCATATTATTTGAGACCTTTGTCTATGCTTGCCTTTAATATTTTCTCTGCTGTCTCCTGACCTTGTGCTTCAATCATATTATCTAGCATTTTATTAGTGATGAAGGAAGCTGTATGTTTCTCGTCAAAGTATTGAAAGTGTACTCTTCTTACTACTTCACGGAGTATTCTATGATGCTCTGGTTTAAGACTGTTTATAAAACTCATGTAAACTTTCTGTAAGATGCTGTCTTCTTTGCAATCTTCTTTGGTTGTTTAGCAACTTGTTTGCCCTTACGCATTGCTGCTCTTTTCTTTCGAGTCGTTGCTCGATACTCTTCATCAGATAAAGATTTTATTGCCGACTCTGGTAAATACCTCTCCCCAGTTTTGAGAGAGGGTTTACCAGACTTAGTTCGCCACTTTTGTCTTGTCCATGCTCGTAGGCTTCTTTGACTCTTTGCTAAAGCCATTAGGTATATCCACCACCTTTGGCTTTATATTGTTTGGCTAACATCTGTGCCTTTCGTGCAGACCATTGCCCTGGTCTTCCACCTTTACCACTAGCCTTGATTCTGCGAAACAATGCAGCTCTCATCTTTGGCTGTGTATAGTTTCCAGCTGCGTTGACTGCCATTACTTCTTCTTCTTTTTAGAAGCCATAATTTTTGATTGCAGTTGTTTAGGAAGAGTCTTCTGCTTTGCAGTCAAACCATTCTTCTTCGCTGGTGGTCTTCCTCTTTTACTTCCGTAAGTTCCTTTTCCCATAGGCATAGTGTTATCCTTTCTTTTTCTTGGCTTTATTTCTTCGTGAGATTGCTGCTGCCTTTCGTTTTGCGTCGGCTTTGCTTGATGCTCCCCACGCTCTTAGGCTGAGAAGAAGTCTTGTTGGTCTTCCCTTTGAGTCCCTTTCCGGTCCTCGCATTCCCCCCATTCTTGCCAGAAAGCTTGCTCTTCTTGGGTTGTCCCCTGACTTTACTGGAGATTTTAGAGTTCCTCCCTTGTAGCTTGCTCGACCCTTTGCGTTCAAGCCGCCCTTCGGATTCTTCCCTTCTTTCCTTGTCCAAGCTGGAGTTCTCGCCATCTCTTCTCCTTCTCAATATATTAGACATTAACACAGCAACACGCATAATCAATCCCTTTAAGTTAGTAAATATTTTCATCGAGCTTTTTTCTCCATAAATGTTTGTATACTATCCCTTGCTTGTGCCAAACACTAGTTTTTGACCCCCCATGTGTTTGTCACAGTACTAGTTCAGCAGACTGCCCTAGCTTTTCACGTGAGGTCTATGCTAACTTTGATGTTTCCTGCCACACTATGCATGACCTTATCTACTGCTTTGTATCCAGCCCTATCCAGTAAATCTTTACTTGCTTCCAATTGCACATACTCTGATTTAGCATTGCTACTTAGCTTCACTATACTCTGTAGTGCTTTCGTAGCATTCAGTCCTATATTCTCAGCTATCGTACTCATCATATACTGTTGCACATGTGGTAGCTTCAAAGTCTTGCTAGCAGTAACTCTACCAGCTTCACCTTCACTATATCCAGCATCTTTACTTGCATCTTTTATACTACATCCTTTTGCTACTAACGTATCAACTAACTTCTTCTGCTTTGCAGTTAGCTTGTAACCTGTAAGTTCACTCATTGCCTTTCCTTTCCTTGTTATTCTATGCTTACTTTCGTAAGCATTGTCAATATCTTAATTTCACTAACTGCCACAACTAACTCTACTAACCAACGATAGTTCCTCCAGCAGTTTGTAGCATTTGACAATCTTCTTTCTGTTTTATGTAAAATGCTAGTCATAATTGCATTGCCGTTCAAAGATATACCCTTTGGCAAATACTA